CTCCATTTGTCAATTTGGAGCTCGTGAGGAGGCTATTCGGAAGTTTAAGCAATCCGAGCATAAGTGCAAACGCATTAATGCTCGCTTCCGCGCGTTGAATAGACGCGATCCTTACAACTATGATCTCGCGAGAGCTCGTAGTTGGATCAGATATGTCTTGGGGCCTTTACCGGCTCTTGATGACATATATGGTCTTTGCGGCTGGGGACCTGGCGCCTCTGTAGGTATCCACGGGAATGCTACCAATTCTGCGAGGAAACTTCTCTCTCAGTCTTGGTCCGTGTCGCCTGGCGCTTTTCACTTGTCTAGATCAGCAATGATCAGAGACCAACACATCATCGAGCTTCTTTTAAAGCCAGATGGTGCGAGGTTTTTCTCCCTCGACCCGCAGGCCTTTTATCAGGCTTTCGAGAAGAGATGTAGACTCGTGAACTACAATAATATTGCGTTTGTGCCCAAGACAGTTAGGGTCGAAAGGACCATAGCTGTCGAGCCGTTGCTCAATGGGTTCTTGCAGAAAGGAGTCGACCTCTACATGCGGAAACGTTTGAAGAGAGTCGGCCTCAATTTGCAAGACCAAGAGCTCAACCAGGAAAGAGCCCGTGAGGGATCTTTACCTGATGCTCTTGACCCATATGTAACGATAGACTTAAGCTCTGCTAGTGATAGCATTGCTATAGAGTTCGTTCGTTACATGTTACCCCCTGAGTGGTTCGATTTTCTCGCGCCACTTAGGAGTAGAGACTACAAACTGTTAGGTGAGGAATTCACCTACCATAAGTTTGTCTCTATGGGTAACGGCTTCTGCTTCCCACTTGAGACGCTATTATTTGCGTCGCTTTGTGCTGCCACATATGACGAGTTGTCACTTCCACACGATTTTGTCGTGTATGGTGATGACATAATCATACGACAGTCAGCTGCCGTGAATCTTTTAAAATATCTAAAGATTTGCGGTTTCAAAGCCAATCCAAAGAAGACCTTTTTACAAGGTCCCCTTAGAGAGTCTTGTGGAGCAGATTGGTATGAAGGTAAGGACGTACGTCCTATCACGCTTGATTATGCTCTCGATTCTGTTGAGAGTATTTTCAAGTTCTGCAACCTTGTAAGACAGAAGGAGGTTACTGCTACCTTCTTCTATGAGCACCTCAAATTCCTTGAGGAGCTCATTCCTCTTGAGTGCCGCTTCGTCCGTCCCTTTCGGGGGGACGTCGCGACTGCTCTTGAGGTATCTTTCGAGAACTTTATTAGCTCTCCTTTCGCCAACTATGACCAAAAGGCCATGTGTTGGAGTTGGGTCGAGCTTGTAAAGTCTGGTTTACCGGACAAACCGGTTTACCGGATGCAGGGCTACGATGTAGCGTTGATAAAGGCAGCGCTGACAGGATCACCGTCATCGTTACCTTTTGCCGAGCGTAGAAATACGCGCACAAAGATACGCCGGGTCTTCAACGGTGGGGGACAAAATACATCCCTTCCCGAAGAGATCTTCAACCCTAAAAACGTTGAAAAGCGTATCCTGGGAGCTATATTACTTGGCTCTCGGCGCTTGGTTAGCCTGGTTAGCTAACTAAGTCCGGAGGTGTGCTTT